AGGGGGATTGCCGCCACCCCGTAATCATTATAGTTTGTTTTTAGCCCTATAAAACGCTAACAAATGGGTAAAACATTCCCACCCAATTCTCAGGTCATCTTCAGGTATCTCTACTAGTTTAGCCTTATTTTGTAAGGCGTTGACATAAACAATTGCGCATCGCGCTGTAGGCATTTCAAACCCTTGCCGGTAGGCTGCCAACTGCATTTGATGGTCAAAAAAGTAATCAAGTTTGTCTAGGTCCTTTTCTGTTGTTTTAAAGTCAACCACAAATCCTGACTTGGCAACTAGATCGCATTTGCCGCCAAAACCACCATAAGCAAAGGACTTCTCAGAAATCCATAGCTGTGAGCCAAAATGCTCGTTTATGGCGTTTTCTACGGCTCGGACATATGGTGGTAGTTCAGGAATGTAAATACCCTCGTAGAAGGCTTCTATGACCCCATGTATTTGCGTTCCCCGTTCCGCAGCTTGCTTGGCGGTTTCTTTGCTATCAGCAACGACCCGACTTAGCCAATCTTCTTCCGATTCACCCTCTAAGCGAGGTAATGTAAGAGCGGACAATATGGCTTGTTGTTGTTTCCATACATCCAATGCGGGTTTTGCCGCACAACCAATAATTGTGGTAACTGAGGGCAATAAGCCATGTTCTCTTGCGTCTTTGACAGTTGAGTTTCTTTCTTTGCCGTTCTTGCCAACGATGCGATAGGCTGGACTGCCATCGGGTAAGTACCAATGACCGCTCTCACTTGTATTCTCTTTCACTAACATACTTCCCCCTGGTAAACATTACATTAACTGTAGTATCGCGATTCTATCGTCTGAGTTTCTAACCCTATCAGCGCAGGCTTGAACCACCGTTTTAATGACAGTTTCCAAATCATCTTGGGCAAATCCGATGATGGGTACTTCTTCATCGTAGCCTCGTTCTTGAAAAGTTTTGACCGTATATTTTTGGTCAATCACATCTTTAATTAAGTGGTTCATAGCTCGCTCCTAAAAGTTACCCCCTAAAATGGAACATCATCATCAATAATTGCTGCGTCTTGCAACTTCTTATTTACATCGGTAAAAGTATTGCGGTACTCGGCTGACAGCATGATTTGGTCTTTTAGACCTTGCGATAAGCTGTCAAATACTTCTTGGTCAAACTTCTGCAAGTCAAACAATACGCATGGGTTTATGCCCTTTGGCATACCCGCTTTTTGTACAATTGCCGGAACTGGTGTAATAGCCACCGCATCTGCATAGGTATTGCCGTTATTAGCAGTTCTATGTTGAACAGTAACCATGCACCATTTATCTAGTAGATTTTTAAGATCAAAGCCACGCAACTCGTCATCGGTAAATGATTTGCCACGCCAGGATTCCAAGTCTTTCCGTAACGAAGCCTTATCGCCCAGAGACAGCGTGTAATTGCGTGTTTGGATTAGGGGTTTGCCCTCAATTAATAAGTCATCCCCATGCAATTCCCAAAAGAACTTGACCTTGCGTAGCATCTTGACTTGACCCATGTACTCAGACTTTTGTGTTCCAAGGTCAATGATGCGATATAAGCGCCCAGGCCAGCTACCTGGTGGTGCAATTTTAAATTCACGCTTTTCTGTAGTTGTGCCTGTCACAATCATTGTTTCCCCCCAAAAATATTAGAAAAATCATCCACAACAGCAGTCAATAATGGATTAACCCTACGCTTGTTAGGGAGTCCACAATGAAACCTGATTAGGTCAATTTCTGCCAATGTCAACATATCACCATCCTCTGCCTTATCTAAGGCTATCTCAAGGCGTTCTTGATCTGCCATCATTTCATTATTTAATTGCTGTAAGTCATCCATAATCATCTCCAAAAGTAAACAGCTTATGCTGTACCACCATATTAAGCCAAATTAAAAAAAAGTGCAAACTATTTGAATCTGCGTTGTTTATTTGGTAAGATAGCTTAATGAAGAAAAAAGTGTTTACCGATAGCCAAATTATCGAGTTGCTGGGTGGGCCTACCAAAATAGCCAAAATCTGCAAAATTAGCGTACCTGCGGTGTCTATGTGGAAAAACTCAGGTATTCCTGCCGATAAGATGGTTTATTTGGGGGCCTTGTTAGAACAGGAAAGCAAGGGATTAGTAACCCGCAAAGACTTATTTCCTGAAAGTTACCAGTTAATATGGCCTGAGTTGCGTTAATTGGTGTTATACTGCGAATGTCTGGTCTGGAAAACTCGACATTGAATCGCACAAGGCTCTATTCACATGGGCTGGATTGACTACATTGCGTTTCTTTGTCATCTTTCCAGACCCCAGCCCAGTTGAATGGAGCTTTTTTCATTAGGGCTTGACCTAGCCCGCACACAGGCGTGATGATGCGGTAAAGGCCGTAAATACTTCAGAAGCGAAACGGCAGCAATGCCCCATATTTTGCGGATAAATGAGCAAAAATTATGGAACTGTCCTATTGCCAAACGGCAGGGGAAACTGGGTAGTCTTGGTAATACATAGACCTGAACAAGCAAAAGAACCCATCATTTATTTACAACCGATTTCCGAAACATCCGAACTCGAATAATTCATCCTATCTTCGGATAGGAGTATTACGCCCCTAATCCTCACAAACCGACCCGAATACAAAAAGTCACATAAAAGTTACATTATCTGACTTTATGTAACATATATAACCCATAGGGAAAGTACCTATATAATTAATTATTAAGTAAACTTAACCTACAGTCTTTACGGGGGATTTATGACTACATTTACAACTGAAGATAGGATTAGTGCGGAAAAGCTGATTGAAGAAAAAGACGCAATTATTAAAAAACAAGCTGACCGCATTAAAGAATTAGAAGTTAAGTACAAACAAGAGTTTGACTATGTTGAGTATTTGTTAAAAGAACGCAAAAAATGAGTTCTTGGTTAATCATCGTTACAGGTGTGATTTACGGATACATAGCTGCTGAACAAGCCTTTAAAGGTAATGTGCCTATGGCGGTGGTGTATAGCGGTTATGCTTTTAGTAATGTTGGACTTTATATACTTGCAACAAAATAGGGGGATGTGTGGATTTTGAAAAGTTCTGGATAAATTGGCCTAAAAAGGTCGCAAAGAAAAAAGCTGAAATTGCCTGGAAAAGATTGTCTGATCTTGAAAAGCGTGAAGCATTAGAAGCCTTGCCAAAACACCTTAGACATTGGCAACTTAAAAGAACCGAAATAGATTACATTCCGTACCCCGCATCGTGGATTAATGGCCTAAGATTTCAGGATGTTTTGGACATGACTCCAGCCAAAGAAAAGGTGGATAGGTCCTGGATGTTTAGCCAACAAGGTATTGAGAACAAGGCTCGTGAACTAGGAATACTGGGTAACGGGTACGATAGCTACGATACTTTAAAGAAGAAATGTATGATGCGAATGGGTATGGAGATTGACTGAACATCAATACCAATGTGCAGTACGGCAGTTATGCAAGTGGCGTAGTCAATGGGGGTTAGCAAAGTTTAGAGAATATCTATCAAAATACCAAATTGATAGTAATTTACTAACAGGCTTTGCAGATCAATGGAAAAAAGGTAATAAGGGGGAATGGAACTTATGGAAGTAAATCCACACGATGCAATAGACTTTATATTTAAAACATCACCGCAATATGCGAAGGCTTGTGGTGAACTTGCCCAATTGGAAGCATTTAGACATAGTTTAAAAGCTATCAAAATGGCACAAACAGATGAACAAAGTCTAGGCGCTCAAGAACGGGAAGCATACCGCAGTCAAGACTACCAAGACTTATGTAAAGCTATAGGTGTGGCAACTGAGCAAAAAGAGGCCCTACGATGGCAATTAGAAAGTGCCAAGATGCGTTTTGAAGCCTGGCGTACCCAACAAGCTAATGACAGAAATATAGAAAGGTTGACACGATGAGAGGATATGCAGAAATATTTCTAGATTTAACCCGTACTATTAAACGGGTGCATGAACTTAAACTTAAAAATGACCATACCGAAGCCTATTTATTAAGCTGCGATATAACTGACTATGCCCAAGAATTAGAGGATGTATTGCAAAAAGATGCAAGTATCCAATAAAGGCGACAACACTTACGCTGAACGCCAAAGCGTTAGAAATACAGCTGAATTTTTGTTTGAATACTATTGTGCTGAAAAAGAGTACGAGGTAAAACGCATAGGATTTGATGAAAAAAACAATGCTGTCAGTAATTTTTTTAGGCTTAACAAATGTTTAAGAAATATTCCTGATTATGTTGTAAACACCAAAGACAAGACTTTTGTGGTCAATGTTAAAGGTACAGGTAATTTTAAAGCTAAAGAAATAGCATTAATTGCTGAACTTGAATCTATGTATGGGTCTAATGAGGCCCCATTAATTTACGCTTTTTGTTTTTTAGGACAAGAACCCAAACTAATATATCCCAATAAAATTGTAGAGTTATACAATAAGGCCCAAGACAAAAGATGGTCGGATGGTGTTACCTACAGAAATTTGGGGTTATGAATAAAAAAGAAAGAAAATATTATGACGATGTTGCAAGACTTGGTTGCGTCTTATGCTACCACATGGGCTTCAATGACACCCCCGCAGAGCTTCACCATGTCAGACGCTTTGGGGGAAAACGGTCACAAGCACCAATACTCCCCTTATGTACCGAGCATCACCGAGGTGCTACAGGTGTGCATGGACTCGGAGCAAAGGCTTTCGAGAGATACCACCAGATTGAGTTCGATACCTTACTAGGTATAGTCAAGGCTAGGCTACAACTCTAATGGGTCTAAGCCAAATTCGTCTGCCACAGCTTTACAGCGCATTTTAAAAACACGATCATGGTGATTCCAACGCTCTCTTGAGTGCGCCCATCTAGACATATGTACGGCTTCATGGCAAAGACTTCTTAGAACCGTCATGAAATGACCACACAATGCCCTAGATATTTGTATTTTATGAGCGTATTCTTCTCCTTCATCATAGGTGTAGTATGCGTATGCTGACGGGTCCTCAATTACCTCAAACTTGATTTCTTCAGGCAATGGCATATTCCATTTTGTAAATGGATGACAACAATAAATAGTTGCATACAAATTACGAAGCATTGCAGGAGTAATGTTCATACTTTTATTAATTGACCCCTAAAGTAAATTAAACCCTCATCCTCATTAACAACCTCTGCCAACTCTGGGGGCATTAGTTTGCCATTGATAAAGGTCAATATTGCAAAACCGGCCCTCCAGTTGACCGGGTTATTTTCTGTATAACTAAATTGATTATCTTTAATACAAGCCATTGTGCCTGTATCAACTCCATACCTTGTGCCTGTGTAATCTGTCCAAGGTGTTACTTTAAGGGAATGTAGGTGGCCAGACACAAAACTGGTGCCTGACTTTATTGTATTGTTGTACACAGCATGAACTCCGTTGTGCCAGCGATGTTTAATCATGCAAGTCTGATTGACCATGATTGACCAGTACCACTTCCAATGAATTGTGTGATCAGCAATATCAAAACCCTTGATGCCCTCGTACTGGGGCAGTATGTTGGATAGCTTGCCTGAAAATCGTAGATCATGGTTACCAATCGTAATCATCAATTTGCAACCAGCTGGTCGCACAGCTTCTATATCACCAAGTCTTTCTTGAATCTCGTCAAGTTCTTCTTTGACTGTCGGGCTTTTTTGCCAGCCAATGCGATGATGTTTTGAAATACTAGCAAAATCTGCTATATCTCCATTGAGAATAACAATCTTTGGTTTTAGATGCTTTACAAATTGAACAAAGCCTCGATGAGCCGTAGTTACATACTCTGGGTTGTAATGGCAATCAGAGCCAACTAAGATGACACCATTGTCAATCGTAACATTGGCTTGCATTTGCTCATCGGGAATATAAATTTTAGGCATTCCATTTGGAGTCAATGCATCTAAAACAATGTCATATTGTTTTTCTAGCCTTCTTCGCCTTTTTAAAACATTGCGAGTGCTTATATCAATAATTTGGCTAACCTTTTCAGGAGATTGGTGTTCTCTCCAAAGAGCAATAAATTCTTCGTCACTACACGCTTTTCGTTCCATGACATACCTTATAATGATAAAGTTAGCCTATATTAACTGAATATCATTAAAAAACAATGGCATACGCCAAAAGAATTGACGCAAATCAAACAGAAATAGTAGAAACCCTCAGAAAAGCGGGGGCAGATGTCTATATTTTATCAATGGTAGGGCGTGGAATACCTGACTTAATGGTTTGCTTTAACGGAGAAACTATTTTGATGGAAGTAAAGGCAAATGCTAAGAGTCGTTTTACCCCTGATCAACTCAAATTTATAGCCAATTGGAAGGGTGGGCCACTAAGTCGGGTGGATAGCCCAGAAGCTGCATTAAGAGTAATTGGGTTAATTCCAGCCCATCAAAACGATATTATGTAAATTTCAACGAAATAAAATTGCTACAAAAGTTGCAAAAACAGATAAAATTACAGAGCGTGAGGTCATTAATATGTACTGTTTAAAGGAATTATGAAAGACATTGAAGCATTTTCTCTGGCGTTACTTAATTCTGCAACCTGCGCTCATTTGCAGCATTGGCAGACTAAAAGCTATTCGCAGCACAAAGCCTTGGCAAAATACTATAACGCCGTCCCAGACTTGGTAGACCGGCTAGTAGAATCGTGGATGGGTAAGTATGGCCCAATAGGTGATTTTGAAGAAGAATTTGAGATAGAAAAAGACCCTATCAAATACTTTAAAGCGTTACAAAAGTATGTCAAAGAGAATAGAAAACACTTGCCAAAAGACACCGAATTACAGAATACTATTGATGAAATTACCGATTTAATTGACTCTTTGCTGTATAAACTGCAACAACTCTCCTAAAAGGAACCAAAATGAACACATTTAACTGCCCAAAAGACTGCAACGACAATCCTGGTCGTAAAGAAAAGACCAAAAATGCCGTAATGCAAGAAGGCAAAAACAAGCCAATGGGCGAAAAAATGGCTATGAAAGGCCGTGATACCAAAATGGCTACAAACAATTCTGGCGAAATGTACCAGAAGTGAATTGCGGTAATTGCCAGTTTTTTCAAGGTACGCAGTTTGGCCATTGCCGGCGTTACCCTGAAACAGTAACAAAACAAGCTGGGATGTGGTGCGGTGAACACCAAGTCGTGGTGCCGCCGCAGCCAATATTCACGGAATTGGCAGCCACTCCAGCACCTAAAAGGCGCAAAAAAAATGATACGACCGCTGCGTGATCGAATTGTTGTAAGACCCGTAGAGCGGGTTAAGAGCCAGGTGATTGAAGTCATCATGGATGAACTGCCTAACATCGGCGAGGTATTGGCCGTAGGTCCTGGCGAAATTGATAAAAAAGGCCGGTTAATTCCTAATCCTATAGAAATAGGGCAAAGAATTCGATTTGGGGGCGCGGAGGACTATCTGTCTTACCCTAGATTTGAGATAGATGGCGAGGAATTACTCGTAATGTCTTGGAAGGATGTCTGTTTTGTGGAGGCCGATCATGCCCAAAACCACTAATAAACCCATTGCGCGCACTACTACTGGTAAGGGTAAGAACTACAAACCCACCGAAGCTGGTGCAGGTATGACCGCTAAAGGTAGGGCTGCATACAATGCAAAAAATAATGCAAACCTTAAAGCACCTGCTCCAAACCCTAAAACAAAAGCAGATGAAGGCCGTAAAAAGTCTTTTTGTGCGAGAATGAGCGGAATGCCTGGGCCGATGAAAGATGAAAAGGGTAGGCCCACCCGAAAAGCAGCATCTCTTAAAAACTGGAATTGTTAACTAAAAGGAATTAATCATGTCAAATTCAAAATCAATCGGTGTAGCATATGCCGACCCACTATTTGAAAGCCTAGATGTTTCGGGCGCTGTCAACTTAACTGGCGGTGATTTTAATATCACCACAACATCAACTAGCACCGATGGAGCAACTAGCGTTGAACCAGTATTAGTTAGCACAACAATGACCGGCACTGGTGGCGTTGGTGGTCGTGCTAAATTTTTAACAACCATTAACTCGGTTCTTGGTAGCTATTCAAACGCCCTTAAAGGTGAAGTTGTATATGGAACCTCTGGCCGTACTACTGGCTTGGGTTCTGCCGTTTTAGCTGAAATGACGCTATCGGCTGGAACTTCTGCTGGTAACTATGCCCCAGTTGAAATTGAATTAAATTGCGCATCTGGTGCGTCTACTGGAACGACAACTGCCCTAATTTATGCCAGCGTTAATGGCACAGGCGCTGCAACCGTAGACACTAATGGTTACCTATTGAATCTAGCTGGTGTAACCGTGGCAGGCGCTAAATTGGCTGCAACAGGCACAATTACCAATGTCAACGAAATTACGCATGGTTTGCGCGTAAAAATCGCTGGTAGTGACTATTACCTGTTAGCTGCAACTGCCGCTAACTTTAACGCATAGTGATTACTAAGGACTATTTATTACAGTTGAGGCAGGCATCCGTACTAGAACTTCAAGCGGCTCTAGAGCGGGTGCAGCAACAACGGGGCGCAATTGCGATTATTGATGCTTTATTAATAGAAATTGACAAGGAAAAAGACAATGGCAGCTAAACCCGGCTTGTATGCCAATATCCACGCTAAAAGGGAGAGGATCGAGCGCCAAAAAGCTGCTGGAAAGACTCCTGAGAAGATGAGAACGCCTGGCACCAAGGGCGCGCCAACTGCCAAAGCATTTAAAGAATCGGCTAAAACTGCGAAGAAAAAGTAATGCCACTTATTAAAGACATTGGCAAAAAAGCATTCCAAAAGAATGTGAAAGCTGAGATTGCTGCGGGCAAGCCAGTTAAGCAGGCTGTTGCTATTGCGTATTCGGTTAAGCGTGAGGCTGCAAGCAAGAAGAAGAAGAAATAATGCCTCGATTGTCAGACATATTCGACCCGAATGTAGAGAGGCTATCCATTCTGCCCCGTCCGCGGGGTAGTTTGCCATCTGAGGGGCGTGGCTCTGTTATGAGCCCACCAATAAACTATAAAGATTGGATTGCGCCACAGTTCTTGGTAGACATAGTTAAAGCCTTTGAAACACCAAAAAGGGCGGCACAAGGCGAGGAAATCACCCCGCAAGAGGCAATTAATGTTGCTACCAATATTGCCGGAGGTGGATTTGCTGCCAGCGGTTCAGCGCCAGCAAACGCATTGGGAATGTTCATTGGCCCTAAGTCATCTGCCTGGAACAAGCCAGCTTACGAAAAAGCCGTAGAAATGGAAAAAGCTGGGGCGCGACCCTCTGACATCTGGCGTGAAACTATGACCGCCCGCGGCCTAGACAATAAATGGCGGCAAGAAATACCAGATACAAACGCTATTTTAAATGTAGACAAAATACCAAAACTGCCAAGCAGAATTGATATTGCTAACGATTTTTTATTTCAAAGAGGATTTATTCCTCCAGAAAAAAAAGGAATTTTAGGTGTTGGATCAAGCGACAATTTGATACCATCTAGCGCACAAAAACAAGCGTTAGATTATGCCGATAACTATTTATTGGGCATGGAACCGCCTACAGTAAGACTTACATCTGCATTTCAACATAATGCGCTAGAGGAGGCCTATCCAAATTTAGTGAACAATCTAAAACTTGGCCAAGAAATGAGATCAGATGTGCGGGGCTCATTTGATCCTTTGGCCAAAAAAGTAACTACTGGTGGAGCAACCAATATAGGTCAAAGCCACGAACAACGAGTAAATGCAGCCAGATCAACCTTGTTGCATGAAATCCAACACGCCATTCAAGAAACAGAAAATTGGGGACGCGGTGGCAGCCCTGAATCAGCAAAAATGATAGCAGCTGCACAAATTAAGTCAGAAATTGCACCACTTGTTGCGCCATTTCATCAAAACCGTAAATATTGGGATGAATACGGCGCAGCTGCCAGATCAGAATATATGGTCCGGCTCGGTGACATTGCTACCAAAGACAACATCAAACCAAGGACTATTTACAGTCTGCAAGATTGGTATAAATACGGGAATGACTACCGCCGTGAGGCAGGCCCACAACCTAAAAAGCCAGGATTTGAGAGGGATGAATGGTTTAGGGGCGCGGCTCAATACATTAAAAACCGCACTTTCTCATCAGATGCTAAGTATCAAGACCTGCCGTACAACAACCTGCGGGATGCTAAAAACGCACAAAAACGGGCGATGACCCAGATCAAAAAAACCGATGAAGCTGCGCGTAAGTTCCAAGAATTAGGGGCAAAACAAAAATCATTTGAAGAAATGTCTGACACAGAGGCCTACAGGCGATTAGCTGGTGAAGCTGAATCTCGGTTAACTCAGACCAGAGAAAAGCTGACTATGGATGAGCGCAGGGCTAATTACCCGTTTGCGGAACAGTATCAAAGAACTATGTATGAAAACGGCAGACCTGGCACTCCAGAGCGCTTTAATCAATATGGATTGGATGTACCCCGTGATGAAACCGTTGCGTATACCCAATTTGGGGATATATTTGGTGACCCTTTAATGAAGTTTTTGGGTGCAGAAAAAGCCCAAGACCCATTACAAATGTTTATTGGATTTCCAAAGAGTCGATAACCTCACCAGTTTTGGCTATGATTAGGTCCATCGTGCGATTAAGAACCGCTAATTGTTCCTTACCAGTAAGCATTTCAAAGTTTAAGGAATAAACAATATCCTCTGAACTAGATAAGTAAAGATATATATCATTCTTAATTATTTCCATGAATCCCCCATTAATGTAAATAGTTACACCATAAGATTAACACAAACTTCAAGAAACAATTTATCATTATGAAACTGGAACTTATTGATTGAGTTAATCACTATGGCCGCACCGATAGGAAATTCTAATGCTGTAAAAGGCAAGATGTTTTATGACAAGCTGAGAAAGGTTCTAACTCAAGAACCTCAAAAGCTAGAAAACATTGTTAAGCAGCTGGTTACGCAAGCTGAACAAGGCGAAGCGTGGGCTGTAAAAGAGGTTATTGACCGATTGGATGGTAAAGCCGTTCAAACAAACCAAGTAGAAAACGCCGATGGAACTCCGCTCTTGTCTGGCATTCAGGTCATGTTTGTAAAACCACAAGATGCTTGAGACTTTAGATAAAGCAGTAGCTAACGCAGAATTCCCCGTAAAACTGGCTTTTTTGTTTGAGCCAAAGAGATACAAGATTCTTTATGGTGGGCGCGGAGGCGCTAAGTCTTGGGGAGTTGCCAGAGCGTTATTAATTAAGGCAGCAAAAGACCCCATCCGCATCCTTTGCGCCCGTGAGTTTCAGGTCTCTATCAAGGATTCTGTACACAAATTACTGACAGACCAGATTAACAGTCTAGGATTAGAGTCCTTTTACGAGGTCACACAGACCAGTATTCGGGGTAAGAATGGCTCAGAGTTCTTCTTTATTGGCCTTAAAAACAATATTACCAATGTCAAATCCTTTGAGGGCGTGGATATTTGTTGGGTTGAGGAGGCGCAGACTGTTTCTAAAACAAGCTGGAATGTCCTTATTCCTACGATCCGTAAGGACAACTCCGAGATATGGATTACTTTTAACCCTGAACTTGAGACCGATGATACTTACCAGCGGTTCGTTATCTCGCCGCCTACCAATGCGGTGGTGCAAAAGATTACCTGGCGCGATAACCCTTGGTTTCCACAGACTCTGCGGGAGGAAAAAGACAGCCTCCAAATGCGAGATACTGAGGCTTATAACACCGTTTGGGAGGGTATCTGCCGTAAGACCGTGGATGGTGCAGTATTTGGTAACGAGATTACCCTTGCTGACCTTGAGGGACGGATTACAAAAGTCCCTTACGATCAAATGAAAGGGGTTCATGCTGTTTTCGACCTCGGTTGGTCGGACAATACGGCCATTTGGTTCGTGCAGTTCATTGGATTTGAGATCAGATTAATTCGATACCTTGAGGATAATCAAAAAACAATGTCCTATTACATGGCCGAGATGCAGAAGTTTGGCTATCATTACGACACCATTTGGCTACCGCATGATGCCGAAAACTCAACCCTAGCAGCTGCTGGGCGCTCGATTGCCGATATTGTCAGGGCAGCGGGTTACAAGGTGCAGATTGTGCCAAGAACCCCAACTGCGGACGCTATTAATGCAGCCAGGACAATATTTAACAAGTGTTATTTTGATAGAGAAAATTGCCATCAAGGTTTACAATGTTTAAGACATTACCGATATGATGTGGACCCAGATACCAAGCAATTTAGTAAAACGCCCTTGCATGACATATTTTCCCACGGTGCGGACGCGTTTAAATATCTAGGTTTAGTGGTGAATGAGCCCCGCAAATCGGTAGTAAAACGAGCCGCGTATCAACCGGCTGGATCATGGATGGGATGACTATGGCAAACGACCAGCGTATACAAGACGCACAGAAATTCTTAAGATTCGCAAATGATGCGGACTCTTACAACCGCCAGGATGCTCTGGATGACCTTAAATTCTCCTCTGGGGATCAATGGCCAGTAGAGGTACAAAACTCTCGTAACCTTGAAGCAAGACCCTGCTTGACGATTAACAAACTTGACGGCTTTATCCGCCAGGTCTGTAACCAGCAGCGCCAAGCCAGACCACGCATGAAGGCTCACTCGATGAACTCGGCTGCCAATGCTAAGGTTGCGGACATCCTGACAGGCATTTTTAAGCATATTGAGGTTAACTCAGATGCAGACACCGCCTACGATACGGCCTTTGAGTTTGCCGTGCGCATGGGTTGGGGTTATTGGCGAGTTCTTACCGACTACACTCGGGCAGACTCATTTGACCAAGAAATCTACATTAAACCAATTGCCAACCCTTTTACCGTCTATTTTGACCCTAACAGTCAGATGCCAGACGGCTCAGATGCCGAATGCTGCCTAATTACTGAGGTAATGAGCAAAAAAGAATTTAAGGCCCAATACCCTAACGCAGACGATGGCGGTAACTTTAATATGCGTGGTACTGGCGATGCGGACGCTGATTGGATTATGAAAGATGACATCCGGATCGCTGAATGGTGGTACACCGAGCGCAAAAAGACCAAATTGCTCATGCTTTCAGACGGTACGCAAGTCTATAAAGAGGACGCGCCCAGCGATGAAATGATGATGGCAGCAGGTATTGAGGTGGTTGCCGAGCGTGAAACTATGCGCAAAACCATCAAATGGGCCAAGCTGACAGGCTTACAAATTTTAGAGGAATCTACTTGGATTGGTAAGTACATTCCCATTATTCCCGTCTATGGCCAGCAACTGGTTGTTGACGATAAGCGCAAAAAGTACGGCATTGTGCGCATGGCTAAAGACCCGCAGCGGATGTATAACTACTGGCGTACTGCCTTAACCGAGTCGGTGGCTCTCGCGCCCAAGGCTAAATGGCTATTGGCAGAAGGACAGGACGAAGGCCATGAGAATGAATGGAACTTGGCTAACATTAAAGCCACGCCTGTATTGCGTTACAAGCAAAAAGACATTGAGGGACAACCCGCGCCCCAGCCAACCAGACTGCAACCAGAGCCACCAGCTGCCGGAATCGTTGAAGCCACAAGCGCTATTAACAATGACCTGCAGACCGTAGTTGGGATATTTGACCCAAATATGATGGCCCAAGGCAATATGTCTGGTAAGGCTATTCGTGGCCAGCAGATGCAGATTGATATGTCGAACTTCCATTATTACGACAATCTAACCCGTTCCCTCAAGCAAACTGGGCGCGTAATCCTAGACCTAATCCCCAAGATTTACGACAAAGAGCGTGTCATGCGGATTATTGGCTACGATAACCAGCCAGAGATGGTAACGATTAACCAGCGCGCCGTGGATGAAAGCGGTACGGAAAAGATACTCAACGATGTAACTGTGGGCGAATACGATGTTTACATGGATACAGGCCCAGGCTATCAATCCAAACGCCAGGAGGCAGTTGAGTCTATGGTTCCGCTCCTACAGGCTAACCCTGAACTATTCCAAGCTGCGGGTGACTTAGTGTTCCGCAACATGGACTTCCCAGGCGCAGATGTGATTGCTGACCGCTTGGCTGCTATGAACCCATTGGCTAAGATTGATGAGAAATCGGACATTCCGCCACAGGTCCAAATGCAGTTGATGGCCAGCCAAAAGATGGTTGCCGACTTGCAACAACAAATTGCAGCTTTGACCTTGAATCTACAGCACCAGACCGATGTGCAGCGCATGAAAGAAGAAGGCCAGACTAAGCGCAAACTCATGGATGTTACCTCTAGGGCGTACAACACCGAGACCATCAATGAGGCAAAGGTTAACCAAACTAATATGAAAGCAGTAACCGACCAAAACCGAACCGAGTTAGATGCTATTACCAAACTGTTACTAAAGGGCATGGATTCTCGCGCCCTACAGCAAGAAATGTCCCGTAGAGATGCGGAACAGGGCCAAGTTGCCTCATTTGCTGAGAGCGAAGTGAATATGAATGAGTCACCATTCTTGCGTGAAGAAATGGCGATTGCCCAGCAACCGATGACTAACCCCGCGATGGATGACCAGTTGGCGGCGCAGTTTGCAGCACAAGAGATGCAACCGCAGCCGTTAGAACAACCTGCAATCCCTGGCGTACCAATGGGACCTCGTTGACAACTATCGAAAAACAGTTTCTAATAGATTTAACCTACCGATGGGTTCATCGGGTTTATTCTTGGAGTTAATCCATGTCCGATGCAGAAGTAGTACAGGAACCAGTAAGGAAACAAGCTGCGAACCTGGTAACAAATGAGAATTTAGCTGAGTTTAATGCACAAAAACTTGGTTTAGCCACTCAGGAAACTCCAACTGAGGCCGCAGAAGCGGAGCCGGTTGTTGAGCAAGAGCGGAGTGAACCAGAGGCAGAAACAGAGGCTGCTGCAGGTGAAAAGAAGCACAACCCGAAACTTGAAAAGCGGTTTTCGGAACTGACCAAGCAGCGCGAAGCGGCCCGCCAAGAAGCGGATCGTGAGCGTACTGCTCGTGAGGCTCTTGAAGCGCGATTGAGGGAAATGGAAGCTAAGGTTAATCCGCCGAAATCGGAAGAACCAGACCCTAAACCAGACCCATCGCAATTTAATGATGCCCTAGAGTATGCTGAGGCTCTGGCCGAGTGGACTACTGATCGAAAGATGCGGGAGCGGGATCAAGCAGAACTTGCTCGTAAAGCCGAAGAAGAACAGTCGCGTATGCGGCAGAAGTTCCAAGAGCGGTTAGACAATGCAAAGCAAGATTTGCCGGATTATGAGGAAATGATTGCGTCAAGCGATGTTTCGGTATCACAACCGGTCACCGATGCAATTATTGAGAGTGATGTAGGCCCACAAATCCTATATTACTTAGCCGAAAATCCAGAGTTCGCTCGTGATTTGGCGGATAAATCCATCACTTCACAACTCCGTGCCATCGGGCGTTTAGAGGCTAAATTTGAGAAATCAGAGCCAACTAAACCGAGCGTAAGAGAACCTGTTGCGAAGAAGTCAAATGCTCCGGCACCGATTAACCCATTGAAAGCCGGCGGTAATCCTAGCGATATTGCGTTAGATTCCGACCGTAAGTTTCATGGCACCTACCAGCAATGGAAAGCTGCAAGGGCCTCTGGGAAGATTAGATGACGGATAACTTTAAAATTAATTTGGAGAATTATCATGGCAAATAACTTGCTAACCATCTCCATGATCACCAACGAGGCGTTGATGGTCTTGGAAAACAGTTTGACCTTTACTGGTCGTGTAGACCGTAACTATGATGACCAATTTGCGGTTATTGGTGCAAAGATTGGTAACACAGTCAATGTACGCCGTCCTGGTCGTTTTATCGGTACTACCGGCCCAGCGCTGAATGTTGAGGACTTTAACGAGACTTCATCACCAGTAACTTTATCAACCCAGTTCCATGTGGATACACAGTTCACAACACAAGATTTGACCTTATCGTTAGATATGTTCTCTGACCGTGTATTGAAGCCAGCAATTGCAGCAATTGCCAACAAAATTGACTTTGACGGCACCACAATGGCAGTAGATAACACAGCTAATACCGTTGGTACAGCTGGTGTAGTTCCATCTGACATCGCAACATTCCTAACCGCCCAGGCTTATTTGGATGGCGAAGGCGCGCCCCGCGATGGCAAGCGTTCTTGCGTGGTTGATCCCTTTACAGGTGCCTCAATTGTTGGCTCCTTAAAAGGTCTCTTTAACCCACAAGGCACTATTTCTGGTCAGTACGAAAAGGGAATGATGGGTCGCGACACTATTGGTATGAACTGGTATATGGACCAAAACATCGTGTCCCATACTTATGGTTCTTACTCAACCGCCACATTGTCTACCAACACCAGCACATTTACTGGTTCGTTGACAACTGGTTGGGCTCAGACCTCTACTATTACCATTTCAGCTGCAACCGCTAACGCCAACTTAAAGCAAGGCGATACGATTCAGATTGCTGGTGTATTCGCAGTCAACCCACAGAACCGCCAGCCATACGGTGGTAATGTATTGCGTAACTTTGTAGTTACTGCCGATACAACCATCACTTCCGGTGGTTCAGCATCTGTAACTGTTTCCCCAGCGATTATTACTGCTGGCCAGTTCCAGAATGTGAGCGTATTGTCTACCTCAGCAAGTGCGGTTGTTACACCATTTAATAAGACCGGTGTAGTTAGCCCACAGAACTTGGTATTCCATCGCAATGCGTATACCCTAGCTACTGCTGATTTACAGTTGCCAGACGGTGTACATTTTGCAGGCCGTGCAAGCGATAAGGACAATGGTTTGTCGATTCGTGTGGTGCGTCAATACACCATTAACAACGACTCCATCCCAACCCGTTTAGATGTTTTATACGGCTGGGCTCCGCTTTATCCAGAACTCGCCTGCCGCGTTGCAGCTTAATAGGAAAGGAACCTAATCATGCCAAATCCAGGACCAGCAACTACCCAAACAGACAATTTTCTCTTTAACGGTGATTCAACAGACGGTATTCAAATTGCCGGTGCCGCTACAGACAAATTGGCTTTTCATGGGAAAACTCCTGTAGTACAAGCAGCTGCAATTACCAACATTAGTAATAGCGCTACTGGTACAGAAATTGCAACCGCAGTAAATAGCATTTTGGTTGCATTGCGTAACAAAGGTATTATTGCGACCTAATATCGCATGAGACCTGAAAAGGCCATTCTCCAAAAGAGGTGGCCTTTTTTTTGTTTTTATGGTGTAAAAACCTAAAAACATAGGATAATTTAAACATCTCTATTACGAGGATAATCATGGACTCTTTAAAGATTCTTTCCCCAACTTATCGGTTGGACCTTACTAGTTCCGCGTCAGCTGCTCTGCAACTAATCCCAGATACGCCAACCCTTGCATTTCGTGTGGCTATCCTAAATACTGGAACGGGTACGGCGGCTATTACTTTTGGCACAACGGATTCCAATATGGCCACGCCAGCGATAGCGTCAACAGGTGGCAGCGGCTCATTTATCTTGGCTCCAAGTATGTTTTTGCCAATTATTATTGATTGCCCAAGACCCAACTTTTTTATTAAGGCTATTTCGTCAACAACAAACACGCTTTATTTGACGCTCGTAGCTAACGAATAAGGGATTTACCATGTCCAACGACACCGCAAAGACTATAACAACCAATATAGTGCCGGTCCAAGGGACTTTTGAGCCCTTGCCGCCGTATGAGTGCATTAACTTAATTGGACCTGCTGGAACGCCGTTTTTTGCCCCTACAAACCCTAATTTGGATGGGGTAAGCATTACCAATAGCACGATTAATAGCACTACGATTGGGGCAACAACCCCTTCAACTGCGGCGTTTACAACGGCCAGCGCAACAAGTTTGCCTGTTGGCGGTAATGACCTAACCAATAAAACCTATGTTGACGCGGCATTAGCTGGTATTTCTTGGAAAGAGCCGGTTCGTGCCGCAACAACGGCCAACATTACCCTATCTGGCGCACAAACAATTGATGGCGTGGCAGTTGTTGCCGGTGACCGAGTATTGGTAAAAGACCAAACCAATGCAGCACAAAACGGTATTTATGTAGCAGCTGCTGGCGCATGGTCAAGAGCAGAAGATGCAAACACTTGGGATGAATTGGTCTCGGCTTTGGTCTTTGTAACCTCTGGTGGATTATCCGGTTCAGCTTGGTATTGCTACATTCAGCCAGGCGGTACTCTTGGAGTAACCGCGGTCAATTGGTCAAACTTCCAAGTAGCTGGTGCGTACTTTGCTGGCACCGGTTTATCCTTAGCAGCCAACACATTTAGCATTACCAATACTGGCGTATCAGCCAATACTTATGGATCAGCCAGCACGGTTCCAGCCATTGCAGTCAATGCCCAAGGCCAGATTACTAGCGCAACTAATACAAGTATTGCTATTGCAGCATCCCAAATTACTAGCGGAACTATTGATACTGCCAGAATTTCAGGTTCTTATACAGGCATTACCGCGGTTGGAACTCTGTCTGGCCTAACGGTTAGCAGCACAATTTCTGGATCAATTTCTGGTAACGCAGCCACCGCAACAACTGCAACCACGGCTACAACGGCTACCACGGCAACTAATATTGCAGGTGGCGCAACTGGATCAGTCCCATATCAAAGCGGTGCCGGCGCAACTACTTTTGTTGGAATTGGATCAACTGGTCAGGTTTTAACAGTTGCAGGCGGAGTGCCAACCTGGGCAACTCCATCGGCTGGAACGGTAACTTCTGTAGGCGGAACTGGAACGGTATCAGGCATTAGCCTGTCTGGAACAGTTACAAGCAGCGGGAACTTAACTCTTGGCGGAACTTTAGACTTATCCGCGCCCCCAGCAATTGGTGGAACAACTGCCAACACGGTGCGTGGAACAACTATTACCGCAACTACTGATTTTGTAGGTACTAATTTTGATGCTGCAGGATCAGCCGGTGGTAATTTAAGAAATTCTAGTGGAACCCCTCAAATTCAATGGGGCGGCGGTGGTGGTAACAATGTTTCTATTGATGTAGCAACTAACATCAATCCAGCAAATGCTGCGGTAGCAATTAGTCCTACAGGAACTGGAACTGTTGCAATTTCACCTGCGGGCGCGTTGACTGTAAACCCAACAACCGCATCAACCATGAACAATGTGGCTATTGGCGGAACAACGCCGTTGGCTGGCACATTTACTGATTTACGGGTAAATAACACTATTTCTTTGGCTGGTTCAACTGGAACCGCTGGATATGTATTGACCTCGAATGGCGCATCGGCTCCAACTTGGCAGGCCAATGCATCTGGCCTAGGTATTGTTGACGATACAACTACCAACGCAACCCGGTACATTACTTTTACCGATGCGACAACCGGCAATATTACAACCGGCAATGTCTCGTCCACCAAGCTGCGTTATAACCCATCTACTGGAACTTTATCTTCTACAGCATTTGTCGGCGATGGATCAGGTTTAACTGGTGTTGCTGGTGGTCAATATTTTGGAACTGCAAACCCTAAAGCGATTGCTTACAACGCATCTACCATAGCGGAAAATATTACTGTTACCTATCCTAGTATGTCTGTTGGCCCTATCACTATTAATAGCGGATTTGCGGTCACAGTTAATGCTGGTGTGCGGTGGTTAATTCTATAAGGAATAAATTATGTCTCTTGTTTTAGTAGGTTCAACTAGCGGAAGCGTTACATTACAAGAACCAGCCGTTGCTGGTACTACTGTATTAGACTTACCAGCCGTATCAGGAACAGTTCTTACAACAGGTTCTAGCGGTCAGTCCATTCCTAAAGCCGCATTACCTACTGGTTCTGTGTTGCAAGTGGTTAATACAACTTTAAATGGCAGCCAAACAAGCACAACTAGTTCAAGTTTTGTATCAAGCGGTTTTAGTCTAGCTATTACACCAACAAGTTCTACAAGCAAAATATTAATTTTTGCGTCTTTAGCCGCAACAAACACATCTTCTACAGGTCGAGCAGTTTTTACTCTTTATCGTGGTGCAACACAATTAAATTCAAACGGATTAGGGCTTTATGAAAATTATAGTACTACGGGCTATGACCAAGTTCAAATTGCTTTTAATTATTTAGATTCTCCAGCAACAACCTCATCAACTACATATACTATTTATTTTAAACAGTCTACTACTGGAACTGCATATTGTGGAAATTCAGACGGAAATCAAATGATTACTCTTATGGAGATTGCAGCATGAACCACGAAGCCCTATACAAACTGAATCCATCTGTAGTTACCATTCGTGGTGATGTAGCTTATGACAAAGATGAGAACATTGTTGCATACGATAAAGCCGCAGTACAGGCTTATGTAGATGCTCATGCTTATATTGCTAAAAGAGCCGCAGAATACCCAAATCCAGCCGAATATTTGGATGGTGTAGTAAAGGGTGACCAAGCACAGATTGATAAATACATTGCTGACTGCTTGGCGGTCAAGGCTAAGTATCCGAAGGGAGTAGCATAATGGCATCAATTATTACAGCCACAGTCGCATCGGGGTTGACCCAGTCAGCCGATAACTCTGGTGTATTACAGTTAGCATCGGGAACTGGTAACTTAGTTACTGTTCCATCGGTAACAGGCACAGCAATGGTTAGCGGTAATATGCCAGCGTTTGGTGCTTATCAAAATTCAGCACAAACACTTTCAACTGGTGCATTTAATAAACTACAAATAGACACAGAAGAATTTGACACAGCAAATTGTTTTAATACAGGCAATTACAGATTTACACCTAATGTTGCTGGATATTACCAAGTAAATGCTGTTTATAATTTAAGCGGAAGTGGAACAACACTTGCTGCTATATTTAAAAACGGTTCTGCATTTAAATATGGTGTAAATTCAACTGGTTCTGTTCCGTATGGTAATTCAGTTAGCTGCCTTATGTTTATGAATGGAACTACTGACTATATTGAATTTTATGGATTCACCAATGGAATTGGATATACAGTTACAACTGGTATTTTAAATACTTGGTTTCAAGCAGTTTTAGTGAGGGCTGCATAATGTACGAAAAAATTAAATCTTTGTACCCATCATTGACTGATGCAGATTTTGACCCAAGCAAAGGCACAATTCTTTTACAAAACGATTCAGACGGCAAAGGCGATTACATTGCTAAGTGGGAACACCCAACCTTGCCAAGACCAACAGATGAGGAGTTAGCATAATGCCTATAACTTTAGACGGCACAAACGGAATAACAACTCCCATGTACAACGGGAGTATTACTGCTAATGCGGTAACTCCATCCGTTAATATGAAGAATCGCATTATCAATGGTGCGATGGTGATTGACCAGCGTAATGCTGGTGCTAGTGTTTCTAATTTAGCTGGTGCTTTAACTTATTCAGTAGATAGATGGCCCGTTAATTGTTCTGCGGCTAATAAATTTACTATGCAACAAAACGCTGGCTCTGTAACACCGCCAGCAGGATTTGCTAACTATTTAGGTCTTACTTCATCTTCTGCATATTCTTCAGGTTCTTCTGATTATTTTCATTTATATCAACCTATTGAAGGCTATAACATAGCAGACCTAAACTGGGGTACTGCTAATGCTAAAACTGTTACAGCTTCTTTTTGGGTAAGAGCAAGTGTTACAGGAACTTATGGTGGAATAATAATAAATAGTGCGGCTACTGCTAATTATCCGTTTACTTATACTGTAAATTCCGCAAACACATGGGAACAAAAAACATTAACTATTGTAGGCCCTACAATCGGAACATGGAACTCAACAAACGGCACAGGTCTTGAATTTAGATTTGATTTAGGCAATGGTTCTGATTACACAACTGGAACGGCTGGTGCTTGGTCAGCTTCTTTTGGTTATCCTTCAGGAACAGTTAAATTTGTAGCTACTAATGGCGGAACGCTATATCTAACAGGAGTTCAAATTGAGGTAGGCTCTACAGCTACTAGCTTTGATTACAGAAGTATTGGAACTGAGTTACAGCTTTGCCAACGCTATTATGTTCAATATGGTGGAACTTCTACTAATGAACATTTACCAATGGTTGCTCAAGTTCAAGGTACTACTAATGCAAATACAAGTTTGCAATTCCCAGTTCAAATGAGAACAACTCCTAGTATCACTCAAGCAAGCACTTGGCAAGCTAATATATATGGTGGCAGTTCACAAAACATAAGTTCTTTTGCTATATCTGACTCAACTCCATTGGTTGCTCGATTAGATATAACATTGGCTGGTAGTCTTGGTTCTGCTGGACAATGTGCAAGAATGTTATCAACTAGCACTGCAGCAAGATTAAATTTTAGTGCGGAACTTTAATATGAAAACATATCGTTTATTTAAAAATGAATTTAATAATATCAGTTCAGTATCAATAGATAATATGTCTATCCCTATTTGTGCTGACAACACCGACTACCAAACATTCAAAAAAGAAGTCTTAGCTGGTGCAGAACTGCAAGATGCCGATGGGAATGTGATGACACAAGAACAAGCAGATGAATTTATAGCGACTTTGCCATGACTAATTACCAAGTAAAAATATTAGAAACTCTCATTATTGATGGGGTTCTTAAATCGGTTAAATATTGGTGCAAAGCAACAAATGATAAACATTCTGTTGAGACCGAAGGTAATTGGAAAATGCTTACTCCGCACATGGTAGATGAAGATACAACCGAACACCAGGTATCGCATTGGCTTGATTTAGATGCTACCCAAGACGGTAAACATCTTATAAAATACAGATTACAAGAGCAACTGGATGCGCTTAGTTCCGCAACAACAACTAAACCGCCCTGGGCCGTGGACACATTTAAGGTGACGATATGACACAACCAATCGACATCATCTCTCGCGCCCTTAAAGATATTGGGGCTCTTGAGGCTGGTGAAACCCCTGCGCCTGCTGACTCGCAAGACGCATTTGATATGCTCAATGACATGGTTGACCAATGGTCAAACGAGCAAATGATGGTCTTTTATAAGACTGAGATCATTTTTACCCTAACCTCTGGCCAAACCCAATACACCATTGGTGCTGGTGGACAAATTGGCGGGACTATAACCGGATCAATCAGCGGCACAACCTTAACCGTTACTAATGTTTCTAGTGGCGCTATTGCCCTTGGCATGACCATATCAGGTTCTGGCGTAACAGCTGGCACAAAGATTACTGGATTTAAATCGGGCGCGGGCGGTAATGTAAATTCCAATGGAACTTACACCGTCAACATCTCGCAGACTGTAGCTAGTACGACAATAAGTGCGTATTACGAGCGCCCTTTATCCATTAATTCGGCATTTGTTAGGGTAAACACTAACTCCAACGGGCAGCCTATTTTGAACGGTGGCTTAGATTACCCTGTTGCCATTCTCAATTTAGAAAACTATGAATTGATTGGTTTAAAGACCCTCAACGGTCCGTGGCCTCGCGCCCTGTACTATCAACCAGGCGAATCTTTGGGAACCATTACCGTATGGCCAAATCCATCCCAAGGCGAGATGCATATTTTTGCCGATACCCTGTTCCAGCGCTTTGCCTCCATTAATGATGAGATAGTCATACCACAAGGCTATTTAATGGCCCTTAGATGGTGTTTAGCCGAGCGTTTGATGCCAATGTATGGAAAAGCCAGCCCAACGCAAATACAGATGATTAACGGCTTTGCTAACCACGCCAAGGCAACCATTAAACGCAACAATATGAAACCAATGCAAGTAGCTCGATTTGAGGATTCATTAATTGTAGGCAAGAGAGCAGACGCTGGCTGGATTCTGACCGGAGGCTTTTAATGCCAGACTTTGGATTCGTTGGTGCAGCTTACGAGGCTCCCTCTATTTATCAGGATGCTCAAGAATGCATTAATTTTTATCCTGAAATAGACCCTACTAAGCCGCAAGGTGACCGTGGAATCATAGCGCTTTATCCAACACCAGGCTTAGAAACTGTAGCAATTCTTCCCAATCAAGAAGAAGTGCGTGGTATTCGTACTCTGTCAGGCGGAACTCAGGTCGTGACCGTCTGCGGTGACTTTGTCTATGTTATGGAGTCTGACTATACGCCCAAAATGATAGGCCAGATGAATACCGCATCCGGCCTAGTCGGGATTGTGGATAACGGGGTCAATGTCTACATAGTTGATGACACTTACCGCTATTGCTGGTTTATTTCTAACCCATCCGCAGCAACCTTTACCGGATCAATATCAACAACGACCCTGACAGTCACTTCCGTATTGAGCGGAACCATAGCAGTTGGCCAAGCTATTTTTGGAAATAATGTTTCTCAAAATACCGTCATTACCGCACTAGGCACCGGCAGCGGTGGAGTTGGAACTTACACAGTTAGTAACTCCCAAACAACTGCGTCAACCTCCATTAATTCAGTTGCATCGCCTGCTATCGTTACTGGTGCTATATCTGGAACAACCCTTACTGTCTCTGCGGTCACTAGCGGAACTCTGCGGATAGGTCAAACAATTGATGGTACTGGCGTAACCGATGGAACTATTATCAAGGCGTTTGGGACAGGGTCTGGCGGTGTTGGAACCTACACAGTTAGCGCGTCCCAGACGGTTAGTAGCACAACTATATTTGCTATGAATTGGACCGTATTACCAGTTAATGACGGGCCTTTTGAGGGTGGCGGTACGGTTGACATTACCGACAATTACTTTGTTTATAACAAACCTGATTCGCAATTATGGGCTGCATCGGACTTATTAAGCCCTATTACCGACCCATTATCCTTTGCTAGTAAGGATGGCTCACCAGATGACCTAGTGTCTATTATTGTAGATCGCCGCGAAGTTTATTTACTTGGTGAGATGTCCTCCGAAGTCTGGATTAATTCGGGCGCGGTGCCATTTCCCTTTACCCGCATTCCTGGTACATCCACCCAACAAGGTATTGCAGCGCAATATTCCATGTCTAGGATGGGTAACTCGTTTGCGTATGTCTCCAAGAACAATCGCGGTGAGGCCATGATTGTGCGTATGAATGGATATTTTCCTGAAAGAATATCAACCCATGCGGTAGAAACAACCTTAGTGAATCAGAATGTGTCTAATGCAATAGCGTGGACATATCAGCTTGAAGGCCATGAAGTCTATGTGGTGACCTTTCCCTCAATTGGGACTAACGGCTTAACCTGGGCGTATGACAATACAACCGGCTTATGGCATAAGTGGTTGTACCGTAATAATCAGAACGAATACGAGCGCCACCGCGGTAATTGCTGCGCATTCTTTAATCAACAAGTATTGGTTGGGGATTACGAAAACGGCAAGATTTATCAATTAAGCCGTAACTATTACACAGACGATGGCCAGCCAATACGCCGAATTCGCAGAGCCCCACATATTACAAGCGACTTGCAGCGCCAGTATTTCCATGAGTTGCAGATTCAGTTCCAGCCAGGCGTTGGCCTATCAACCGGCCAAGGCGAGGACCCCCAAGCTATGTTGCGCTGGTCTAATGACGGCGGTTCTACTTGGTCTAACGAATATTGGACAACCATTGGAAAACAAGGAAAATACTTAAATCGTGCTATTTGGCGGCGGTTAGGGTTTTCCCGTGACAAAGTGTTTGAGGTTTCTATTTCAGACCCCGTCAAGGCAGTCATTATTTCTGCAAATTTAAAAGCCGAAGCTGGAGAAAACTAATGTCTACACCGCAAAACCAACGGCTGCCAACGAGCCCATTAATTGACAATACGGGACGGCCAACACGCGCCTGGCAGCTGTTTTTGTTAAACTTGTTGAACTTTTCAAGCGCCACAACGGCTACGGCTGGATCGGCTACTTTGCCAGCAAACCCAGAGGGTTTTATTGAAGTTACCGTAAACGGCGAATCTAAAAGAATTCCCTATTACAACCTATGAACGCACAATTACTTGCCCCTCTTAGTTTGCCGCCGACTGCGCAACGGTGGCTTTTGGACTTTTTTGATGTTATTCAAGGGCTAGATGATTGGCGCGATGATGACCCAGTAGACCCAAAACAAAAAGAAAAGGTCATTTATCAGGTTATGGTGGAATTACCCCAAAACCATTTTTTTCAAACCAACTCCCACAATTTACTGCCATTGGTAAGTATTCTTGTTTTGAAGTGGATTGGTGCGAACAAATTGGAAGATAATAGAGAGCAATTACACAAGGCCTATATGTGGCGGGCATCGTACTACGATTTAATTTTGGAGGTAGTGCGTTTAGTCCACGGGTTTGATGGGGCAGCAAGTGCTGCTGAGTATGTTGCCAAATTGTATGGCGAGACTTATGAAGATTATGTAAAGGAGTTTGAGAATGCCTGATCCAGTAACCGGTACTATTGCAGCTGTTTCTGTTGGAAGCGGCTTAATGCAATCACGCGCCTCAAAAGATGCGGCAAGTATACAGGCTAGAGCCGCTGCTGACGCTATGGACCAAGAGCGGGCTATGTATGAGCAATCCAGAGAGGATTTAGCCCCATACAGAGAACAAGGTTATGCTGCTTTAAAAGACATAGAACGGATGAAACCGTTTTTAACCGGTCAATTTGGACCAGAACAATTTGGACAATATTTAGACCCTAGCATGGCGTTTCGCCAGCGTTTGGGAACTCAAGCCACCGAGCGTTTAGCTAATATTGGCGGTGGAGCAATCAGCGGTAATACCTTACGCGCTTTAACAGATTATGGTCAAAACCTTGCATCTACTGAATACGGTAACGCATTTAATCGTTTTCAAACCGAGCGTGGCAATATTTATAACACCCTAGCCAATATTGCTGGAATGGGACAAGGCGCGGTTAATACTGGCGTAACTGCTGGGCAAAATTTTGCAGCTGGCCAAACTGGATTAATAACTGGTGGCGCTGCTGCACAAGCAGCTGGTACAGTTGGATCAGCAAATGCTCTTGCTGGAGGGTTTGGCGGTGCTACTAATGCATATTTACTTAATCAATTTATGAGGCCTCAAACTCCAGCCGTGACACCGCCGGGAGGTTATGGCAATTATTCATCCATGAATCAAGATTTTGGTAACTTTGGCGGCGCTAGACTGCCAACAGTCGGCCCAGGTTAATTAAGAAAGAAAAGGCTAATCATGGCAGTTAATATAAAACCAGACATCTCATTAAGCGCTAAACCACCGACAATGATGACATTGCCGGAAATGGTTAACATGGCTCGTAGTGCGCAAGCATACCAGCGTGAGCGTGAAATATTCCCTGAGTTGGTTCAGCAAGCTAAAACTCAGACGCAACAATCTCAATTTACTTTAGACAAAGACCAAACCGCAGGCATCATGTCTTTGGTTGGCGGTTACCGAAACGACCCAAGAATTAATAGCGGAAATGCCGATCAAGCTATAGAGGCTATGTCAGAAATCCGCGCAAAAGCCGTGGCTATTGGAATTCCTGAAAAACGAGTAGACGATTTAATGCGCATGGGCAACGCAATTGCGGTACGCAATCCTAAAAACCTTGGCCAATATTTTGACAATGTGATCCAATCTCAGATTGGGCCTACTGGCCAGCAACAATTACAAACACCTCAATTAACAACATCTGGTGGCGCGCCTGCTATGTTCCAAACTGGCCCACGCACATTAACGCCATTTGCTCAATTTTCTGAACAAGCACCTCCTGTCACATCCACAGCGACACCCCCAGTTCCCGCTGCGGCACCAGCGGCAGCCCCCGCACCACAAGTTGGAACTACGCCCAAAGGTGTTACGAGTGCTGACATGGTTGCAAGCAGAAATGACCCTGGCTTTCCATTACCATACCCAGTACGCAGAGCAGGTGATATTCGCCCATTTGCTCCTGGCGAAGAATCAGCAACTGTTGAGGGTCAAGCCTATATTAAAAACCTATCAACCGTTGGATCAACTGCGCCAATGGCTTTAGACCGTGTAGATAGAGTAATGCAAACAATTGCCAAAATTGAATCAAGTAGGGATTTTCAAGCTGGTAAGGTTGGCGAATTAGAGGGTAGATTGCGAGCAGCCCTTGGAGATGCTGATTACAAATTGTTAGAAAAAGAATTGGCTGACCTTACAATTGCTACCAATCAAGCTATTGGCGGAAAAACGGATGCATCAACTGCATTAGTTGCGCAGTCAATGGGAAATACAAGTTTTCCACCAGGAACATTAAGAAATGTAGTAACCAAACTGCGCGGCGATGCGTATGGCGCAATGTTAGAGGCAAAAGGCGCTAACAAGTTTTTACAACTTGGATTAAATGAAGCTAACCTGCCACGGGGCTATAAAGCAGCGTGGGACGAAAATAAAGATGTTAGGGTATATGAAGCGATGGCAATTTTTGCCTCGGACAGACTAACGCCTAAAGAAAAAATAGAAGCCTACAATAAGATCAAGCCAACCGATTTAGAATCCTTAAATGAGTTTGAGCGCAAGGCTCGAAACATTGAAAGTCTTGCTAATACCGGTACTTTGCCAAGGCAAAAACGATGAGCGATCCATATGTCCATGAAAATTTAAGTGCGGATGCTAGGACTAAAGCATTAGAAATTGCCCGCGGCATTAGTTTTGGTAATGTGCCAATGAATACTGGGCCATTAGAAAGAGTCTTATCTAATCCAGCCGAATTTAATAAGTTACCAATTACTAGCCGTCAAGCATTTTTTGAGCGCATAGGCGTACAACCCGCTATGGCAGCCACAGAATCAAAAGGCGGTATAGGGTTTGGCAGTTTATTTGATGCTATAAACACTACCAAACAAGAATATCAAAAAGAACAAAAAGCCGAACCAGCCAAGCCAGCAGCGCAGACAACCGATTTATTTGGTGCAATTAACGCTACTAAGCGAGAATACGAAAAACAAAGAAACACCCAAGCAATGGGTAATATAACCCAAGAGGCAAAACTAAGAGAAACCCTGGTTGCTGGTGTTCCAGAGGTTGTTAAAAAAGACGCATCTGGGCGCGTAATTGAAGAACCCCAACCACGCAAAGTGCGTAATGTTAGAGAATTCTTAATGGAAGCCCCTGTAGAAACCGCATTAACATTAGCTACGGGCGCGGTGACTGCCCCATTTGCCGCTGCGGAACAATTGGGTTCTGACATCTATGGAAAGATAACTGGCAAACCAAATGTTGGCCAAGATGTATTTAAGGCAAGAATGAAAGCCGGTACTTATGTACCCCGTACAGAGTCTGGTAAGGAAATGGTAGAAACGGTTGGCAAGGCATTTGAAGCTACAAAACTGCCACCAGTATTAGCCCCAGAGTTGACTGCCGTGACCGCGGCGGGTCGATTGCCTCCTCCTAAACCAGAGGGCAAGCCAAAGATGTCGGTTAAAGAGTACGAAAAGGCTAAAGCAACCATTGAGACACAAGACCCACCCGCATTACCAGGTTTAGCAAGTGTTGGCGCAGCTGGTCGGCGTGACCCTGTGGCGATTAGGGCGGCCATTGATGCATTGCCAACTGAACTGCAAAATCAAGTTCGCAATATTCCAATTAACCGCATTAATTTGCCAGCGCTAGAGTCTCATGTTCAGGCTTTAAATTTGCCCGTACCCATTAATCTGACCCGTGGCCAAGCCACAGGCGATTTAGTAGCCCTTAGTAATGAATTAAACCGCCGTGGCGAGTTGCAGAATATTGCATATCGCATGGGCGAAACAAACAAAGCATTAATTGAAAACTTATCTGCTATCAGAGACCGCGCAGCCCCTGATCTGCCAGGTTCTAAACCGTCAGATTTTGGTCAAATTGTTATTGATACTTACAAAACTATTGATAACGACCGGCGCACCGTTATTGGCAACCTGTATAAAGATTTAGAAGCAGCGGCAGGCGGTAATTTTCCAATTGATTCTCGTACATTTGTAAATAATGCCGATAACCAATTAAGCAAAAAACTTAAAAGCGAGTTTGTGCCACCAACAATTCAAAGGCAGTTACAAGCATACCGTGATGGTGGCAAGATGGATTTTGAGCAGTTTGAGGCATTGCGCACCAATCTAGCAACTGAAATACGCAAAGCTGAACGCGCTGGAGATGGAAACGCATCAATGGCCCTTTCTATTATTAGAGACTCATTAGAGGCTTTGCCATTAACTGGTGAAGCCGCCGCATTAAAACCATTGGCAGATGCTGCAAGAACGGCTGCTAGAGAGCGTTTTGAGGCTTTAAAACGAGACCCAGCCTATAAAGCAGCAGTTGACGATAAGGTTGCCCCAGAAAACTTTGTAGAGACTTTTGTACTAAGCAAAGGCAAGGGAACTGAGAAGAATGTACAAACAATGATGGAAGCGCTTGGCAAAGGAACCGATGGTCAATACGCCGTAGCTGCCAATATTATTGATTATTTAACAAACAAATCAGTAGACCGCCAAGGTAATTTTTCGCAAGCCGCATACAATAAGGCGTTAAAAGAATTAGACCCTAAGCTGCAAAACATTTTTGATGGCGCAACAGCACAAACCCTTAGAGATTTGGGCGAAGTATCTAAAAAAGTAATGGCCCAGCCACAAGGCAGTTTTGCTAACAATAGCAATACATTTGTTGCTGGATTGGCTCAAAGGGTTGGCGGTGCAATTAGCAAGAGCGCAGAGCAAGGTTTAAATGTATTGGTTCCAGGTGCATCTCTTGGCTCAGGCGCAGCAGAGATTCGCGCCCGCCGTGCAGGACGGCAATTTGAACAACAGGCTTTAGAACCATTAGCTGGCGTTAAAGGCAAGTCAAACTTAATTAGAGACATTCTAAGTAAAAAGGAATAAATTATGGCAGTCAATCTATCCCCCATAGGCAATGGTTTTCAGTTTTTTAACAATGATGGCCTGCCTTTAAACGCCGGTAAGATTTTTACCTATCAGGCTGGGTCAACCACGCCGCTTACAACCTACACCGATTCCAGCGGATTAATTGCTAATACCAACCCTATTATTCTGGGAACGGATGGACGGCCACCCTCAACCATTTGGTTAACAGAAGGATTTTTCTATAAATTTGTATTAAAAACTTCTGCGGATGTAACCATACAGACCTATGACAATTTGTATGGCATTATTGGCGCAACGCCACCGGCTGCAACGCCAATTCCTGCCGGTGGTATTTTATTGTGGTCTGGCTCAATTGGCTCTATTCCTGCTGGCTATGTTTTGTGTAATGGCTCAAATGGCACACCAGACTTGCGTGACCGATTTGTTGTAGGCGCTGGATCAACTTACGCAGTAAATGCAACTGGCGGCTCTGCTGATTCAGTTGTTGTAAGCCATACCCATGCTGCAACCGTAACTGATCCTGGACACACGCATACATTTACCGCATCGGTTACTAACTTTACCTCCCCAACAGGCAGCCCAGCTTGCGGTGCAGCAGTTCAAAGTTCTACAACTGCTTCTGCGGTTACTGGAATTTCTGTAACTAATGCATCTACCGGTGTAAGTGGAACAAATGCTAATTTGCCTCCTTACTATGCTCTCTGCTACATAATGAAAACTTAAAAAGGCTAACTATGTTTATTATTGATTGGGTATTTGACAAAATGGGTTACACCAAAAAGGTGTACTGGGCTGATGTATTTAAAAACTGGGATTGCCCAAAACCCGTTAAAAAAGTCGCGACTAAACGGAAAACCGTTGCAAAAAAGTCGCAGAGCCGAGCGAAAAAGGTGTAATTATGGCTAACGAAATTGAAAAAGAGGTCGTTAAAGAAGCCATTAAAGAATGGTTAAATGAGAAAGTAACTCAGTTTGGTTGGTTCTCTATACGAACATTGTTTTATGTCTTTGTAGCTGGTTTAGGCTATGCCTACTTAACTACTCATGGATGGTCTTTGCCAAAATGAAATATGGAAATTTTAGAAGGGGCAAAGTCCCTATCGAGTAACCTTGATGCAAGCCGAGCAAGTGCTAAAGAACTTTCTAAAAGCATTGAGAATGTTCAAAAAGAAGCTACAGATATTGCTGCACAACGGAATTTAGATAGGCGCAGAGAGTTAAAAGAAAATGAAGTCCGCAAAGAATTATTTCTAAAACGGGTATTAATTCAATGGGAACACGAAGAACGAGTTAGACGAGAAGAAGCACAGATTAGGGCAGATTTTTTAAGAAAGTATGGCAAACGATGGGCAGAAGTTGAGGCCTTGAAAGCCAAGCTAGAGAAGCAAGAAAAAGAGTTTCAGAAAGAATTTAACAAAGATTTAAACAAGGCTAGAAATGCACAGTTTTGGTGTTTTGCAATAGCTGGCGTAATAGCTTATTTTTTAGTATGGGGTTATAAATGATACCTTTAATGGCACTATTTGATGTTGGGATGAAAGTCCTGGACAAGTTTATTCCTGATCCAGAAGCTAAGGCTAAGGCTCAAAAAGAACTTTTACAAATGCAACAAGAAGGCAGATTAGCTGAACTTAATGCTGACAATATTGAAGCCCAAGAATTAACTAAACGCCAGCAAGCGGATATGGCTAGTGATAGCTGGTTGTCTAAAAACATTCGCCCTATGACGCTTGTTTTTATTTTGTTTGTATATACATCATTTGCAATTATGAGTGCGGTTGAAATAAATGTGCATAAACCCTATGTAGAACTTTTAGGCCAATGGGGTATGCTAATTATGTCTTTCTATTTTGGCGGACGCACGCTGGAGAAGATAATGGATATGAAAGTCAAGAATGACAGGTGAGTTTGAAAAGGCTTTAAAACGCATCCTAAAGCACGAGGGCGGTTTTGTTAATGATCCCCTAGACTCAGGTGGAATGACCAACCTAGGCGTTACTAAGCGTGTTTGGGAAGAATTTGTAGGGCATCCTGTATCCGAAGCTGATATGCGAGCCTTAACCCCTGAAATAATCGCCCCAATGTATAAAATGAAGTATTGGAATTCTAGTTATTGTGAAGTCCTACCAAAAGGCTTAGATTATGTGGTATTCGATTTTGCCGTTAATGCAGGCACAGGCAGAAGCGTTAAGACGCTACAACAGGCAATCGGATGCGTTAGTGATGGAGTTATCGGGCCTAAGACTATGGCAGTCATTAATGATGCAAACCCTAAAGACCTTATTGCAAAGTTTTCAGACGCTAGGGCAGACTTCTATCAAGGCATAGTGGCAAGAAAACCCGACCAAGCTCGCTTTATTAAAGGGTGGCTTAAT